AATGAATATTTTAAAGTAATTGATTATTTATATCGTGAAGGAGATAATGTATACTTGAAGGCAGAGAAGATTGGGGAGTATTATTTTCCGATTTATTTGATTTTTTATAATTTGGCAGATGATACATATTCTTATACAAGAAGAGCAAGACCTAATAGTCCTTATGGTTATACTGGTGGTCGATCAAAAAAAAACATAAAACGTAGAAAAACACAAAAAAAAGGTGGAATGGATAGTTTAAAAAAACCGATAGCATTTAGGCCAAGATCACCTGATTCTCTGTTGATCCAATATAAAGAAGCCTCTACAAATAATTATTCACATTTAGAGCCTGAAGAAAGAATGAAACTAGCATTACATTCATTACCACACGATCCTGTTAATCACGCAACATTTAGAAAGGCATATATGAAAGATGCTACTATTGAAGAAGATATTGATAATGAAATAGATGGAAGATCAATGATTGAAGACATTGAAAGACTTGAATTATCAGAAAAAATGAAAAAAGAACGAGAAATATACCAAAAAACTAGAAAAAAAAACAAAAAAAAAAAGAAACGAGTAAATTTTAATTTATAAATAAACAATTAAATCGTGTTTCCATCCTTGATCTATATCTATTCTCTTAATTATTAATTCGTAATCCTTAAATTCATATGAAAATTCGTGTTTATTATCTTTTATAAACACTAGTTTTGTATTTGACTCATATAATTTATTTAATTTAACTATTTTAGTACTTATTTCACTATTTCCAATATATATATATTTATACAAAAATGGTGTTGGACTATTAAAAGTAGCTTTATATTTATCATTATCAGGATATAATAAATCAGATGAATAATTATGCATTCTAAATTGTATACACCCATTACTTCCTGAACATCCTTCAAAATGAGATCTATGAAAAATTTTTCCATTTTTATAATTTTGATTTTCATGCCATAATTCTCCTCTTTCAATGCTAGAAGTCTTTTGTGACACATAAAATATATCTTTATTAGTAATATCTTTATAAATTACATCCGTCATTACACTTGGTCCGGTTGCTAAAAAAATATTATATTCATAATTGTTTACTCTTTTGACTACTTCTTTTATAATATTTAATATTATTGGATTTTTTGGCTTTGAAATTATTGGTGTATTCATAATATTTTTACCTTGATCATAAATAATATAATGATCCATATTATAATCAATATACCTGTTTAAATTCTTCCCAATAGAACTATCTAAATCAATATAAATACCACCATAAATATATATAGCTATATATCTTAAAAAGTCACCTTTAGCAGCACCAATATGCAATTTATCAAATGCATCAAAAACTTCTTTATCAAAATTCTTTTTTATTAAATCTATGCCTATTTCATCAGTAATTAAATAATAATCATGATCCGGATTCAAATTCAAAAAATTAATTATATTTTGATAAACTCTTTCATGTATATAATCATTTTTATATGTTTGTATTATAATTTTTGGTATACTATATTTATTAGTATCCGGATTTTTTGCTTTTATAAATGTTGGTATATTTTTCATATTATATATTATTACTAATAATATATAATTAAATAAAAATTTTATTTATCAAGCCTCCATCGTGGATCGAACACGAGACCTTTTGCTTACAAGGCAAACGCTCTACCGCTGAGCTATGGAGGCATTTATTTTGAATACTAAAAAGTTTACTTAGTAATATATTTATCAATTAAATAGTTTACTATAGGTTGATTTAAATAAACATATGTATAACCTAACAAACCACCTAATAAAAATCCCTCATTAAAAACAATGTCATTTATAGATTTTACATGAGGTAAAAATCTATAACTATTATAATACGTTTTATTATATAATCCTTTAGAAATTAAATATAAATGACTAGCTGACAAAGCACCAATAGGAATCCAAATAAAATATCTATACATAATTATTAAATATAATAGTTTTTTTAAATAGTTTTTAAACAGTTGGATTATATTGCCAATCTAATTCTTCACAAACTTTTTTCCAAATTTGATCTTGTTCTAATTGTTTTTCTCTATCTTTCATAAGTGGAATGTAAGGTAAATATTGCGTTTGATCTAATAAAACACATAATTGATAGAGAGTATATGTATAATTAAAAAAATTAGTTCTGTTGGCGGGACAATGAATAGCCCATGGTTTTTGAATTTCTATAAAAAGAACACATAATGTTTCATGAAGTTCTTCACTCATAATAGGTGGTCGAATACCAAAAATAGAATTAATATATTGAATATGCTCAAAATACTTGTTGTATCCTAATTTTCTTAGAATTTCTCTCATTTTATCATAATTTAATTCCTTTGTAACATCTCTAATACGTTCTTTTTTTATTCTATTTTTAATATCTTCAATGACTTGTTCAGGAATTTGTGTAGTTTCTTTCGCTTGAAACTGAGATAATATTTCTTTAAAATGATTCAATCGAATATAAGATGTATATGAAACTTCGTGAGGTGGCTCTTTATTAAGAGGTTTTGAACTATCAACAATGTGATGAATGAAATTACCACAATTAGTATTATTGCATATAATAACACCATCATCTTCTTGTGGAATCATTTCACCTTCATAACAAAAATGACAAATATTCGTATCAAGGACAAAGTCTTGCTGATTTGTAATTTCATTGTTCACATTTTTCCAATATTGAACCATAGATTTTTTGGAAATATCTACTTTATCAATATTTTCATCAGAAGATATTTTAAAAAATGAATTTAAAACATTTACATTTTTTGAATCACCTGAAGAGATATTTTTTTTATCTTCAAAATAATTGAATAAATGCTCAGAATTATTAACAAAATATTTCTTTTTCTTTCTTTTAATATTTTTGATTTCTTGATTAATATTGTCAATTTCATCTTTTATATTCATAATATCATCAATCTTAGAATGTGTTTTAAGATGCTCTTTTAATTCAGATCTTCTATTAATTAATTTAGGTATTATTGTTTTTTCATCATTCTCAAATTCTTCAATAAATTCACTATGTTTTTTATCAATATTGTGAATAAATTTATTATTTTTCATAGTTTAAATATTTTATAGTTACATATCTATATTTTTTTATTGCAATTTAATTTAAAACAATACGTAGTTATAAAATCCAAAAAATAAACAAATATATAAAATATGGATCAAAATATTCAAAAAGACTCAAATATTAAAATGGATAAAAAAGAGTTTTATAAAATGAAATTTATAATGAATGCTTTGCAGGAAGGATGGTCTGTTAAAAAATCGGATGATACTTATATTTTTAAAATGAAACATAATGGTAAAAAAGAAATATACAAGGAGGAATATTTAGAAGATTTTATCAATCGAAATATATGTCTCAATAACAAAAGTTTTTAGTAGAAAAAAATTAAATTAAAATTTTATAAATAATTAATTTAATTTCTCTGAAATTATTTTCTTTAGTAATATTATATACTCAATATGGGTGGTGCATTGATGCAATTGGTGGCCTACGGGGCCCAAGACGTTTTCCTTACTGGTACTCCTGAGATCACCTTCTGGAAGGTCTCATACAGAAGACACACAAACTTTGCTATGGAATCCATTGAACAAACTTTCAACGGACAAGCTGACTTCGGTAAGCGTGTCACCTGTACTATCTCCAGAAATGGTGATCTTGCCTACAGAACTTATCTTCAGGTCACTCTTCCTGAGATCAACCAAAATGTCGCATCTGGTGATGTGTATGCTCGTTGGTTGGACTTTCCTGGAGAGCAACTTGTCTCTACCGTCGAAATCGAAATCGGTGGTCAGAGAATCGATCGTCAATATGGTGACTGGATGCACATCTGGAACCAATTGACCCTTACATCTGAGCAACAAAAGGGATACCACAAGATGGTCGGTAACACCACTCAGCTTACATACATCACTGATCCTAACTTTGCTGCTGTTAACGGACCTTGTGCTGCTTCCGGTGGACCTGCTCAAGTGTGCGCTCCTAGAAACGCCCTTCCTGAGACTACTCTTTACGTTCCTCTTCAATTCTGGTACTGCAGAAATCCTGGACTTGCTCTTCCTTTGATTGCCCTTCAATACCACGAGG